GGTAACGTAATTACACCTCAAACACCAGGTGCTATTGCAGAAGGTAAAGCTACTGCACTTTGGGGCTTAGATTTACAACGTGTTCTGAAGAATGATGATGGCACAGATATAAATGTAGGTGATGCTAATTACTATGAAGCAATAACCCGTGGTGAAGTAGACTGGGCTCATTATGATAAGGACCCTGCTTATCAAAAAGCCTTGAATGATTATATTTCAAAAGGTAATAAAGATAATATCATGCAAGGTAAGATAGATACACCTGAAGAAGTAAGAGCTTTACATCAGTTTGATAAGAGAACTTATGAAGGTGTTTTAAATGAAGCAAGGACAGGTGAAAAGAGGCCATGGGAATGGGATGATTGGAAGGTTGAGTATGATGTAGATCAAATTAAAATGGAAGGTGATGACTTATACATAGATGGTGAAAAAAAGATAGGTATGGATGAACGTCTTGAGATCCCTTATAAATTAGATGGTGATGGTAAGCTGGTAGGTAAAGAGTTTGCTGTCGGTAAGAATGAAGATGGTACTACTAAATACAAGACTATAGATTCTCCATATCTAAATGTTGGTAAAGCTTATGATCCTAAATCATTTAAGGGTGAAGCTCATGAATGGAAAGGTATCGAAGTAGAAGCTATGGAGCCAGAGCGTCCAGATATAGATAGTAAGCCAACTTTAGGTGGCTATGTTAACTGGGATAGTGGTTCACCTAAGATGACTAATCCAGTCAAGGCTGCTGCTCCATTAAAAATTAATCCTGTATCGGTGAAATAATTATGGCATGGGAAGATGGATTCCACTGGGAACCCGGTGGCGATTATGACAGAGGTCGTAGGGGCAAGAGACTAGAGGATGGAACGTTCACGGAGAGTAAAGGTACCTTTGGTGGTGCTGATTATTTTGAAGCATTAAAACGAGGTGGCACTGGTAGAGATCAATTAGGTCAAACCAGAGACGCTATTAGAAGTTGGATGCAGAAGAAACAAGGTGAAGGAGTAGATTGGTTTGAAGATAGTCCTGTTGCAGGTATGATACAACAAGGTACTAAAATAGGTGAGACTACTTGGGGTGATTGGTCTGGGTCAAATGAACTCGGACTCGGAGCTGACGAAGGTAAGAAATATACCAAAGCTGATTTATATGCTGACCTTGCTCAAGGTCATGACTATGGAGAGATCTCTAGGCATTTTGAATCCGACCCATCAAGGTTAAGTAAGTTTGCTGGTGACGATACCTATAAACTACTGCAAGAAGGAGCTAGAGATCAGACCAGAGAAGATGCAGCACGTGGTCCTCAAGAAAGAGCGGCAGAGCAAGCGCGTCATGCAGAAACTTTCAAGTCTGAGCGTGATGTCGCTTTAGGTGATTTAACAACAGCTCAGCAAGATTTAACTACAGCACAAACTGGTTTTAAATCCTTACAGACTAAATATGATACTGAATTAAATCAATTAAAAGCTGCTCAAGCATCAACTAGAACTAATGCACCTAGATCAGTAGGTGGTCCTGGTAGTGCAACTAGTATTGCATTCGCCAAGTCACCAACCAGAAGACGTGCAACACTGTCTGGACTAACAAGACCAGCAGCACCTGCACAAAGTTTAAAAGTAAACACACTTAATATGTAATGACAGCTAAATCCAGGTATGACGCTTTAGTAGGATACCGTTCTGAGTATCTAGATCAAGCGGACGTAGCGGCTAGACTAACACTTCCATATTTAATTCGAGACGAAGAACAAACTAAAGGTGGAGTCCGTGATCTTAAAACACCATGGCAAAGCATTGGAGCAAAGGGGGTAGTCACTCTAGCATCAAAGTTGATGTTAGCTTTACTACCTGCTCAAACCAGTTTCTTTAAACTCCAAGTAGATGATTCACAACTAGGGGATGTACCTCCAGAAGTTAGAACCGAATTAGATTTATCCTTTGCAAAAGTTGAGAGAACAATCATGGATGCTATTGCAGCATCTGATGATAGAGTTGTTATACACCAAGCGCTGAAGCATTTGGTAGTAGCAGGCAACGCTCTTATCTTCATGGGTAAAGATGGACTAAAACTCTATCCGTTGAACCGTTTTGTTATAGATCGAGATGGCAATGGTAATGTAATTGAAATCGTCACAAGAGAAAAAATAGCCAAGAAATTATTAGCTGATGTTCTAGATGACTATGAACAACCAGCTGATATGGATGAAGACAGAGAAGATTGTGATGTATACACACATGTGAAAAGAGAAAACAATCGTTTTGTCTGGCATCAAGAAGTATTCGATAAAATCATCCCAACTTCTAGAGGTAAAGCACCTTTAGAGACTAACCCGTGGATTCATATAAGGTTCAATACTGTGGACGGAGAGAGCTACGGTAGAGGACGTGTAGAAGAGTTTGTTGGAGACTTAAAAAGCCTTGAGGCATTATCGCAAGCTATTGTAGAAGGATCAGCAGCGGCAGCTAAGGTTGTCTTTGTTGTGTCTCCAAGCTCAACTACTAAACCACAAACATTAGCCCGTGCTGGTAACGGAGCTATAGTCCAAGGACGACCCGAAGACATCGGGGTAGTTCAAGTCGGTAAGAGTGCTGACTTTGCTACAGCATATCAAATGATAGGTGAGTTATCTAAACGATTATCTGAAGCCTTCCTTATTCTGAATGTAAGACAGTCAGAAAGGACAACAGCTGAAGAAGTTAGAATGACACAGATGGAACTAGAGCAACAGTTGGGTGGATTATTTAGTCTACTAACAGTTGAGTTCTTAGTACCATATTTAAATAGAAAATTATCAGTCTTTCAAAAGATAGGTAAGATACCTAGACTACCTAAAGAAGTTGTTAAACCTACTATTGTAGCAGGTGTGAATGCTTTAGGTCGTGGTCAAGACAGAGAAGCTCTTGGTATGTTCTTAACAACCATCTCCCAAACGATGGGACCAGAAGCTACTCAACAATATATTAATCCAGAAGAGGTTATCAAAAGGTTAGCTGCTTCACAAGGTATAGATACACTTAACCTTGTAAGATCTATGCAAGAAATACAGCAAGAACAACAGGCAGCACAACAACAACAGATGCAGTTAGAACAAGATAAAGTAGCTACATCTGATCCTATGAATGACCCAAGTAAAAACCCACAATTAGCGGAGGAACTCAGTGGACCAGGTTAAACCGTCACGCCCTCGTAAGGCAAAGCGGGCACCCGTAAAAAAAGTCCAACCACCCGAAGAGTCTACTAATAAGTATGCTCCAAAGATGAAGGTTGGCAAACCAACTATTAAAGCACCAGGTACTAAAGTGGTTACAACAGTTGGTCTTGGAAATTTACAAGTAGAAACAATCAATGGCAGAAGCACAGACACTAACGTATGATGCTAACGAACAGGCTGAGGGTGAACTCAGTACTGAAGAGAAAGAAGCTCTAGAAGTTGGCGAGAAGTTAGCTGAACAGCAGAATGAATTACTTGCTGGTAAGTTTAAAGATGCTGAAGAATTAGAAAAAGGTTACATAGAATTACAAAAGAAACTAGGTGACCCAAATAAAGAAACTGAAGAATCAGAAGTTAAAGAAGAAGTCAAAGAGGATACTAAAGAAGAAGTTGAAACCGCTTTCTTAGACACTCTTTGGGATGAAGCTAATGATGAGTTTACTAAAGAAACAATGGATAAACTCAACGGCATGGATCCTAAAGATGTAGCTCAAATGTATCTAGAGTATAGATCTAATCAACCAGGACAACAAGTTTTGAGTACAGAGAATGTTACTCAATTGAAAGATGTTGTAGGTGGTGAAGAGCAGTATGGTCAGATGATGCAGTGGGCAAACAGCAACCTAACTGAAAAAGAAACTCAAATGTATGATGCTGTTATGGAACAAGGTAATCCACTTGCCGCGTTCTTTGCAGTACAAGCTTTGAAATATAGATTTGATGATTCACAAGGAGTTGATGGTCAAATGTTAAGTGGTAAGACAGCTTCAAATAGTAAAGGTGATCAATTCAGAAGTCAAGCTGAAGTGGTCCGAGCTATGGCTGACCCTAAATATGATAACGACCCTGCTTATCGTCAGGATATTTACGATAAACTTGAACGATCTAAAAACTTGCAATTCTAATTATGCCAAAAGGTCCTGGAACATACGGTACTAAAAAAGGTAGACCTCCTAAAAAAGGAACAAAGAAAAACTAACTAACTATAGGATAAAATTATGGGAATGGCTTACAATCCTAGAGACGCTTCTAGGGCAAATGACTTTCAAATAGAATATGCTGTTGGTACCACAGGTAATCGTTGGTTCATACCATATAACGATAACGACAGCATGGCAGATCAGCTAGCTCAATGTAAAAAACTAGTTGGTCAAACTACTGATGGCACCGATTGCGGAGTAGAATCAGTAGTATAATATAAGTGGCGGCTCGCTTGTCGAAGCAGTAGAAGCCAACTGGGTCCGCGTCCGTTCACCTTCTTTTGAAGGCGCATGAAAACAACTCATGGAACGGGGGGTTGTTACTAAGGAGAAGACTATGAAAGTCCAACTAAAGTATCGCGGTATCCCTTATACCAAAACTATTTAAACTTTAACAATGAAAACAATTGCACTTGCCGTCCTGGCATCCACCGCACTGGCGGCACCTGCAACAGCTGGTATCTACGCCAACGTAGAAAACAATGCTGCACGTGTCGGCTCGGAATATATCGGAGCTGTTACAGATCTACACGTAGGTTATGAAGGTGGCGGAGAAACTGTTTCTTA